ATGACAGAAACAACAGAAAAAAAAGAAATCGTTCCGACACTCCGCAAAATGGCGGTCGGTGAATGTGAGGTATTCCCTTTAAGTCAGGCCAGATCAATCGGCAGCACGATTTATGGTGCCAATCTGGCTGTGGAACGTGCGAACGGATACAAATGGTCCGCGAAAACCAATATCGAAAAGAAAACGGTGACAGTAACCAGAACCCAGTGATATGATTTTTCTATGCAACAACAAGGTAAGGACAACTATGCTTATGGACAATACCGCTGATATCCTTCTGGATAACATCATGCGTGTGATGTCCGGAGAATATTTCGGACAGACAAAGGCAGCCGCAATAGTAGGCGGAAAGAAAAAACTGGAACGTCTGATCGAATCAGGCAAGATAGAGGCTGTCAAGCCGAGAAACTCGCAGAACGGAAAATGGTTCTGCAATGCCGCACAAGTACTAATGCATTGCAGGAATATGAGAAAGACTGGAAAAACCGGAAAAAAGAAACAAGAATGAAAAAAATACTATTCATTATGTGGATCAGCCTGCTGGCTGTTCCCACTCTGATGACTTTCACTCTGGATAATGAAGGTCATATAACTTATCTGAATGTGATCGGGCTGGTATATTCAATATGTACAGCTTTCCTTTGGGAAAGAATGATGCCCGGTTATATGGTCAGGTATATAAAGAAGTTGATCCGTGAGGATTGATCCTGGTTGCTTGTTATCAGCCCGGAAGCGTCCGGGCAAAGCGGATGTAGCTCAGTCAGGCAGAGCGCATGGTTTTCCGTGAGGTCGGCGGTTCGAGTCCGCCCGTCCGCACCAGTAGCCCGTGAGGGTGAACCTTTCAATCATATTGAATACTAATTAATCAATCAAGCCCGGAAGTGTCCGGGCGCATGGACGATTAGCTCAGAGGCAGAGCATCAGCTTCCCAAGCTGAGGGTCGCGGGTTCAAGTCCCGTATCGTCCACGATGCAATTGCATATTTTTACCTGAAGAGCGGGAGCCGTACCTACCCGTATAAACGTAGCCATGTTAGAGACTTCAAGGCAGTGAAGCAGAGAACAATTTGTTAGATAATAATTTAACCCAAAGCCGCTGGAAAGGACAGCGTGAGGTGGAAGCCCTCTTTTATATGTTATATTCTATATCTTCATTTATCCCGGTGTGTCATGACCGACTATCCGGGAACAAAGCCCGTGAGGGTGAATTTCGAATCACATAAATGAAACTTAATGTGGGCCACCTCACGGGATGGGGTGGCTATAACACGCATAAAACAACCGGGTTTCCCAAGAGTTCGGAAGACTGATCTTCGTCGGGGAGGGTTCGATACCCTCATGCGTGACGTCCGTGAGGATAATTGTATTTTTCATAATAATAGATTAAGATGAGAAAAGTCCACCGTACAGCGGTACGGTGGCAAAACGGAGAAATGGCGGAATAGGCAGACGCACCATTAGATGACAGGACGGCCAACCTTGGATGTGGCGGACCTGGCAACTCATCCCGGTTCGAATCCGGGTTTCTCCACCATGAACCTGTGAAGGCCTGACTAGTAGTTTTGTCGCATTTATTTTATGTTTGTGATTTCGGTGCATGGTCTGTGAAGATAGTGCACCTTTTTACCGGTTTACAAACATGCTATTAGAATTATAAATTGTATCAGCATATTGGCTGATTGTATTATATACCCCAAAGAATCCCTCTTCGGGGTTGCTATCCAAGTTCATCATCAGGAACGGGAAGCTGGAGAGTAAAATTGTATTCTTTGGCTTTTCCATTCTCCTAATTCTTTGGGAAAATGGCGATAAAATGGCGAAGATTCTGTTTGCCAAACTTGTCAATAAAAGATAACTTTATAGATATAAACAACTAAAAGTCAAACCAATAAAATTAAATTATGGCTACTAAAAAAGAAGAAAAAGCACAAGGAAGTCAAATCAGAACATTATTGGCTTCCGAGATTGAATGCAGAGTCGGCACGATGAAGCAGAACGGCTGTTCCCTCCTGCTCTATAAAGATGCCCGTGTTGATATGCGTATGCTGGATGAGGTCTATGGTCCAAACAACTGGCAGCGTAGCCACGAACTAATAAACGGAAACCTGTTCTGCACGATATCTGTCTGGGACGCTGATAAAGGCGTATGGGTAAACAAACAGGATGTGGGTACGGAGTCCAATACCGAGAAGGAGAAAGGACAGGCGTCCGATGCCTTCAAACGCGCCGCTTTCAACTGGGGAATCGGTCGTGAGCTTTACACGGCTCCCTTCATCTGGATAACGTTGGATTCCTCGGAAGTATATGAAAAAACCGGCTACAATGGCTCCAAGAGTTTTGGAACAAATACCAAGTTCAACGTACAGTCGATTGAATACAACCAGCAGCGTGAAATCTCCAAACTGGTGATTGTTGACGGCAGAGGTGACGTAAGATATGTTTTCGGTGAAGTGAAAGAGAAAGTGAAAGAACAGGCACCTGCCAGAACCGTGCCTAAAAATCCGGCACAGACTCCTGCCGCTTTTACCGGTGCGCAACTGAAACAGGCAGTTGATGAGATGAATGCCTGCAAGTCACGGACGCAGGTCCTGTCTGTCTGGAAAAGATACACAGTCATGCAGAACAATAACGAGTTTCGTAACGCCTGTATTGAAATGGGCAAAAAATATCCTGAAAAGAAATGATAAAATTAGTAAAGTCCCCTGTGGTTTTCAATGAAGAGAACCACACCTATTTTCTTGGAGAGAAACAGCTCCGGGGAATTACCGGTATGATCAGCCGGCAGTTGTTTCCCGACAAGTACAAAGGCGTTCCCGACCATGTGATGAGGCGTGCGGCCAACAAGGGCAGCCGTATCCATTCACAATGCGAGTTTGTGGACTCGACAGGGTTCGAACCTGAAAGTATCGAGGCGGAGAACTATTTACGTGAGCGCATGAATGCCGGATATGACGCGCTGGCCAACGAATACACAGTATCCGATGAGGAGTACTTCGCATCCAACATCGACTGTGTATGGGAAAAGGAAGGTGAGATCAGCCTGGCGGATATCAAGACCACTTACCGGATAGACAAAGAATTCCTTAGCTGGCAGTTGTCCATATACGCATACCTCTTTGAGAGGCAGAATCCCGGACTGAAAGTCAGAAACCTGTACGGGGTCTGGCTCCGTGGAGACAAGTCCGAGCTTATTCCTGTTGAGCGCAGGTCTGATGAAGAAGTAATGCGCCTCATGGAATGCGAAGTGAAGGGTGAGAAATACCTTTCCACAGAAATAGCACCTGCCGGAAACCTGCAGTTGATGACTGCGGCGGCTGTACAGATGCTTATTGATATCCAGGAAGAGCTGGATTTTGCCAAGGAACAAAGCGAACAGATGAAGGAAGGACTGAAAAACGCCATGATAGAGAATGGGGTGAATGTATGGGATGCCGGACGACTGCGTGCTTCCGTCACTCCCGCCACAACAGGCAAGTCATTCGACACCAAGGCATTCCAGACTGACTATCCGGATTTGTATTCAAAGTATCTGAAATCTGTCGAAAAGAAAGCATCTATTCGTATAACCATAAGAAAGGAGAAAGAAAATGAGTGTGAATAAAGCAATCCTGTTAGGACATCTCGGAAAGGATCCCGATGTCAGATATCTTGAGGGCGGTGTCGCCGTCGGCCAGTTCTCTCTTGCCACGACCAAGCGCGCACAGACTTTGCCAAATGGCACACAAATTCCCGAACGTACCGAATGGCATAATATCGTAGTATGGCGTGGTATTGCCGAAACAGCCAAGAAGTATCTTCATAAAGGGGATAAGGTATATGTCGAAGGCGAAATCAGAAGCCGGTCGTTTGAAGACAAGAACGGTGTCAGGCATACTGTCGTTGAGATATTTGCAGAAAGCATGGAGATGGTAACTGTCAAGCAGCAGACACAACATGCCAGTTCCGATGATGAGTTGCCCTGCTGATGGAAGCCACTATTATAAAGAAAGACGGTAAAGCAACTCTTGACAAACCGTTTGAGTTCATGCTAAGCCTGCTGAGAAATGGGGAATATACCCTCACCATCAAACGCAAGACCAAGCCCCGTACCCTCAACCAGAATGCCCTCATGTGGCAATGGTTCCGATGTATCGGGGCCTGTTTCAGGGAATACACAGGAGAGGAATATTGGAGCACCGCTGACGGTGTGCAGGACATACATGATCTCTACTGCAAGAAATTTCTGAGCAAACAGGTGACCATAGGTGGAAAGACCGAAACCATATCCCGTGGCACAAGCAAGCTGAATACCTTGGAAATGACAAACTTCATGGAAAGCGTGAAGGCTGATGTCAACAATGATTTTGGCATCATACTCCCCTTGCCTACCGATAAGTACTATTCCGCCTTTGTAGCCGAGTATGAAGGCAGATATTAATAATAACAAATTAAAATATAATTATGATTACAAACGATTATGAACCGGAGGAACTGCAGTTTGTCCTGCCGGAAGTTGTAAAAGACACATTCCCTCTTGAACTGACATTCGGAAATGCTGAAAACGAGAAGGAGATCATCAAGGCTGTCAACGAGCATTTCAATGTCATGTTCCCGGAGAATGAACTGGCAATGAGATATATGGATAATTTTGAAAAAGACGAGATCAGAAAGAAGTATTGTGAGCTCGTAGAGAAAGAACTGCCAAGTGCCGAGGCAGAACTGCTGAGTGCAAAGGAAGAGGCCAAACGACTGAAGGCGAACGCTGAGGAGGCTCTTAATTCGGTTAGCAGACAGATCAAGGATTATGCCGCCAAGGTGACGGAAGGCACAAAGGAAAAGAAGCTGCCGCCAACCAAGACATTCCGTATAGCCCTGAACGGCTACTACCTTTTCTATTCGGTAATAAACGGCCGTGTTCTGCTGGTCAAGGCTGAAAAGATTTCATCTTACGACAAATCTTCCCTGTGGGCGCAGGAGGATAGAAACCGCACAGCCATGATGGAACTGTTCGGACTGGATTTTCCGGCAGTGGAGAAACCTGACGATGATGATTTTGACAACGAACATGACATGATTCCGGATGACAGCGACGACGAGCTAGGTAATGAAGATGATCTGAACGATGCATTGGGATGTGTTGATTCTGACGAAGAAGAAAACTGATGAGCAGGCTACGGCATAAGAAGGGACGCAAGTCGGCGTATGCGCTCTCCCTGACACGGAATCCATATTGGGAGAAGGTTGCAAGGGAAATACGTATCAGGGACGGACACAAATGCCGGCATTGTAACGCCCTCTATCCGCTGGAAGTACATCATATGCGCTATAAGGTGAACGGAATGTCCATAGTCGGTCATGAACTCGAACATCTGGACTGCCTTGTCACCTTATGCGCCTCTTGCCACGAAAAAGTTCATAAAGGAGTTATCAGACTATGAAATATCAATTACGAGATTATCAAAAAAAAGCCAGTGATGCCGCTGTAATGTGTTTTAAGATGAAGTCAGGCAGGAACGGTCTTTTGGTACTTCCGACAGGTGCGGGCAAATCACTCATCATAGCGGATATAGCAGCGAGGCTTGAGGAGCCTCTGATTGTATTCCAGCCTAATAAAGAAATATTGGAACAGAACTTTGCGAAGCTGCAAACATACGGAATTTGGGATTGCAGCATATATTCCGCGTCAGTGGGTCGGAAAGAGATCAGCCGCATCACATTCGCCACTATCGGCAGTGTCATCCGGCATATGAAGGACTTCCAGCATTTCAAGAACATTCTGATTGATGAATGCCATCTTGTCAAGCCAAGCGATGGAATGTACAAGAGATTCTTCGAACAGGCTGAAAGAAGGATTGTAGGGCTTACCGCCACCCCATACCGGTTATATTCCTGCATGAACGGAAGTATGCTTAAGTTTCTCACCCGTACCCGTCCGCGTGTCTTCTCCCAGGTCCTGTATTATTGCCAGGTAAGCGAATTGCTTGCCAAAGGGTTTCTTTCCCGGTTGAAGTATTACGATGTCACGAGAATTGACCTGACCAAAGTGAGGAGAAACTCTTCCGGAGCTGATTTTGACGACGCAAGCCTGTCTGATGAATTCCGGCGTGTGGATCTGTACGGCTATCTCATCTCCATAGTGAAACGATTGCTTCATCCCAAAGTCGGGGGAGCACGTAAAGGCATGCTTGTTTTCACCCGGTTCACCGCCGAGGCTGAAATGCTTGCACGGGAGATTCCTGACAGCGCCGTTGTAAGCGCGGATACCACCAAATCTGACCGTGAGAGAATACTTGCCGAATTCAAAGCCGGGAAAATAAAAGTTGTAGCCAATGTCGGCGTGCTTACCACAGGGTTTGACTATCCAGAACTTGACACCGTCGTGCTTTGCAGACCTACCATGTCACTCTCACTGTATTATCAGATGGTCGGACGTGTCATTCGTCCGTGCCCCGGCAAGAACGGCTGGGTCATAGACTTATGTGGCAATATCAGGACATTCGGGAAAGTCGAGGATTTAAGGGTAGAACAACCGGAAAAGGACAAGTGGTGCATCAAGAGCAATGGCAAACAATTAACTAACGTAATATTATAATCATGTATATCATAAGAGGACAAATACCATCAAAGAGCAATTGTTACAAGATTGTTTCTCATTTTGACCCCAAGACCCGAAAGACACATTCCTCGCTTGCAAAACAGGAAGTGCTCAAGGAATACGAAAAGAACTTTTATATCCAATGCCCCGAACGGGGACGGATGATTGAGGGATATTTCAGACTGAGGGCAAAAGTCTATTATAACAGCAAACGGCCGGATTTGGACAACTCACTGAAGATACTGCTTGACTGTCTGCAAATGACGGGAACAATCAAAAACGACCGTCAGTGCGTGTACATAGAGATTGAAAAATTCGTTGACCGGAAAGAACCGCGTGTCGAGTATGAAATAACCCCGGTTGAATTCGGGTAAAGGAAACGCCTATGGCAAGACCTAATAAAATGGGATTGGATTATTTCCCTTTTGACGTTGATTTCTTTAATGATGAGAAGATTGTAGCCATATCCGGGGAATTCGGGATTAAAGGAGAAATTGTTGTAATCAAGCTGCTTTGTGCGATATACCGAAATGGATATTTCATATTGTGGAATGATCTGCTGAAATTCAAACTCCTTAGAGACCTGCCCGGAGTGTCTTCTGAATTGCTCGACAGCATAATGAACCGTTTAGTCTTATGGGGCTTCTTTGACAAAGACCTGTTTGATTCGATGGGAGTTCTTACCAGTGCGGGCATCCAGAAGCGATATTTCAAAATATCTAAAAGGCGTAAATCTGTGGATGATTTTAGATACTTATTAATCAAAGTTAGCGGTTGCGAAAACAAGGAAGTTTTTTCTTCCGACGATGGAGATGTATCGAGCGATACAGTTAATGTTTGCAATGGCGGGGTTAATGTATGCAATAACCCTTTTACTGCCGACATTAATGTATGCAAAAACACCACAAAGAAAAGGAAAGGAAATAATAAAGAAATCTCTCTATCGAGAGATAAAGAAAATCTTCCCCCTCCCGAAATTTTAGGCAAAGGATTAGACGAATGCTATGAGGAATTGTCAAGGGACATGAGCTGGAGTGAAATCGTAACGATGAATACACGTAATTCCGGTTACAAGGATTTTACGATGGATATGTTCAAAACGTATTTAAAACGTTTTTTCGAGAAGCTCCAGAATGAGGGGGAAAAGGTTAAATCACCAAAGGATGCGAAATCACACTTTGCTAGATGGCTGAAAATTGAGCTTGAAAAACAACGAAACAATGGGAACAATAGGAGCTGTTATACAAGCAAGCAGGAAGCTAACGCCTACGCTCTTAGCTTGCTACAACAACATAAGCGAGACCTCGAAGAAGGCTTGGCTGACCAAATGGAAAGACCGTTCTGAGGTTGAAAGAGTATTTTCACCAACTCAGTGGGGATATGCCCTTCAGAATCCGGAAAAGGCTTATATGGCAGACTGTCCCTCGCTGATGCAGTATGATGCGCTTTACGGCCATGGTTCCTCCGAATATTGGATTGACATACAGGTGTCTGGCATATTCGGGGCTTCCAACAGCAAGGAAAAGGGAGTTGCTGATGGAATAAGAATCTTCTGCCAGTCCTTTGCCTCACAGGTTAAGGCTTACAAACTTTCTGAGTTGATGTTGTTTTTCGCACGCTACAAAGCTGGAAAGTATGATAATTCATTCGCCTCTTTCGATGCCAGAAGAATTGGCAATGCCTTTTTCAAGGAGTTCAGGTCAGAAAGGAATTATGAGCTGGACGCTATAAACCGAAAGAGAATCCAGAATGAGATAGAGAACAGAAGATTCACTCCACCCGAAGGATATTCTTCTTTGAGCTGGTACAACGAACTAAAACGCCGTGCGGAATCCGGTGATGCAGAATCCAAGCAAATAATAGATTTATGGAAAAAATCAGAATAAAGTGGAGCTCCAAAGGCATGAAAAGACGTAAAGAGATATGTGAACGTTTCGGTTTCAGCTCATATCTTACCCTGAATCATGAATCTGAGGTGTATGTCAGAGCTGAGGACCTGCCTGTCTTTAACGAGACTGTACGGCGTGGTTTTCTGACCGTTTTACCCTCTGGTAAAAAGGCGTAAAAATGGCGAAGTTTCTGTTTGTAAAACTTGTTCTCAACGTTTATCTTTATTGATATAACAAACTAAAAGTCAAACCAATACATTAAAACTATGGATATTAAAAACATTCTGATTGACAAAATCAGTCCTTCTCCGATAAATCCGAGAAAGAGCTTTGATGGAGCCGCCTGTCCGGATGAGAAAAGCGGCGATGTTATCAACATTAACGATGCTTATAAGATGAAAAGCATGATTCCATTTTTGACAAACAACTAACGACCATGGCAAGTAATGAAAGTTTCAAACAGGCAATCAAAGCCTATCTGGACAAACGGGCGGAAGAAGATTCACTGTTCGCCCCCAAATATGCGAATGAGAAGAAAAGCATTGATGAATGCTGTAGTTATATCATGGGTGAAGCCAGGAAGCGTGGTAACGCCATAGCGATTTCAGACGAGGAGGTCTACGGGATGGCAGTGCACTACTATGATGAGGACGATATCAAAATAAACCGGCTGCCTGCCGGAGAGAAAACGTCCGTATCATCCTCCGCCAAACCTGTGGAACTCACCGAAGAAGATAAGAAAGCGGCACGTGACAAAGCAATCGCACGGCTAGCGGAAGAACAATACCAGACACTCAGGAAGAAAAACGTCCGAAAGAAAGCGGATGATAATGTCCAACAAATGAGCCTGTTCTAATCATGAAACCGAGAACGAAACTTGAGAAACGTGTAACCGGACTAAGCGGCAAACTGTCCGCCGTTACCGAAGTACAAAAAGAATGGGCGAAAGAACATATATTCACCCACGAAGCATATAGGTGCAAGGATGAGCTATGGTGTTCCGAGTGCGGCGGAACATGGATAGACACAAGCAATAGCGAGCTGGGAACCACCCTGCTCGGTGATACGACCGAATGCCCGTACTGCCACCACAAACTGGACGTAAAGGTCAGCCGGAAACGAAAAGTCGAGGAAGAAAAGTACATGTCCATCTTACAGACCGCCGGAGAGTTCCAGATCATAAGACATATACTATGCTGCAAGTACGCCAGAAAAAGGAATTTTGATTTGAACAGCAGACAGGATTATATTCACTATGCTTTCTTTGAAGTGGTTCAGGAATGGATCACCGTCGAGGGGAAACGCACCATCATGGCAAAACCGATGAATATGGGAAGCAGCGGATGGATATATTCGGAACCACTGAGCATAAAGGGTGAATACGGCAGTTACAGCTGGAATTATCGTGGAGACCTATATGCGATATGGGGATGGATATATCCAAGAAAGAAACTGATCCCGGAATTGAGAAAGCGGGGAATCGGGAAACGGTTCCCCGATGTACCCCCCTCAAAACTTGTACGAGACCTTCTGAAAGGTGGCAATGATGCGGAATTATGTATCAAGACCGGACAGACGGATATGTTAAAGCACATGTACAAAACGGGCTATTACCAACTCCGATATAAACCGTCCTTCAACATCTGCAACCGCAACCGTTATATAATCAGAGATGCAAGCATGTGGAATGACTATATAAGCCTGCTGTCCTATTTCCACAAGGATCTGCATAACGCCAAATACGTATGTCCCAAAAATTTAAAAGCCGAGCACGACAGATTACTAAGAAAGAAAAATGAAATTGAGGCAAGGCAAAGAAGGGAAAGGGACAGAATAAAGGCTATCCAAAAAGAAAAGCAGCTCAAGGAGGATATAGCATCATTCTACAACCGGATGGAAAGATTCTTCGGCATGGAAATCAAAGGCGACGGCATAGTCATCCGTCCGCTTGAAAGCGTAACCCAGTTCTACAAGGAGGGCAAAGCCATGCACCATTGTGTATACGCCAACAGGTATTACAGACGCAGTGAATGCCTGATCATGACAGCCATAGTCGGAGAAAAACATGTGGAAACCATCGAAGTGAATCTTAAATCTTTTCAGATAGTACAGTCAAGAGCCGTATGCAACGGAACATCGGAGTATCATGACTGCATTATCCGGCTGGTGGAGAAGAACATGAGTCTGATCAAAAAACTTACTGCATGAACATCTATCACACAGAACCCAGATTCGACTGCGAGAAATTCGCTCCATGCGGGCGCATCTCCCTGCACAAATGCCGGAAGTACAAAGGCAGACTGGATGAATGCAGGGGATGTACGCTTGTACACCGTAAAGCCAAGACGGTTGCCGGTACGGAAGCCGGAAGAAAGGTTTGTCCGCATTGCGGACGTTCCCTTCCGCTCCACCGGTTTTATAACAGGACTGTCAAATGTGGGGATAAGGAATACCGATGTCTCACCTCCTGGTGCAAGATGTGTATGAGTGAAGTCGCAGCGGAAAGAAATCGTAATAATTAATTTAAAAATCCAATGAAAAATGTAACGAAAATAGCCAAGAAGTCAGCCGGACTTAGCCAAAAATGTTCGATTTGTCCACTTATGCGAAGATGTACTTTAGAAATCCATAGAGCTTGTTTTGACAGCTTTGTGGAGGGTTTCAAGAAAGGGGCCAGAGCTGCTGAAAAAGAAATAAACAAGAAATTCAAAACAGGAAAGAAATGAGTCACATAGATAGCACAAGAAAATCGTATTCATCTCCATACGAGATAACGGTCTGTATGACCAAAGAGGAATGTAAGATATTGCTTCCGTTCTTTCAGAAAGCATATAAGAGTGTAAAATCAAAATACGAAAAGTATAATGATATTCACAATGGAGGGGAGGCTACGGAAAGAGAAGAAAATCTTCTTATGAAATACTCTGAGCAGTTGGAAAGACTGGAGAGTGTTTTATCATCTATTGATGAAATTTTAAAATAAGAAAATTATGAGTAAATATAAGATTATGAATTCCAAGAATAAACAAACTGAAATAAAGGCTTTTCTCTCCTTTATACTGGAACAAAGTAAGGAGACCGGTTTACATGTTTCCTGTACAATAATGTCAGAAGAGGATACTGGGGAGGGTTATGAGATATTTGCCGGACATGTTTCCAGTTGTAAGGGGGCAAGACTACATAGGCTGCTTTATGGTGCAATAGCTGTGAATGAGAACTTTCGGAAGGCGGTGACGTCCGCTCTGCTGGAGTACGAAAGGACTAAAACAGTGAACCGGGACAAGATGTCAATGAATTGAAAGGTGCAAAGTGTTCCGGGAACATCATCATTTCCGGTCCATTCCGGGTTGCTGCAATCCGGTAATTTTGTGTTGTCTTATGAAGTTGCGGCTTATTTATATAATTATTTGTTATGTATTTTAATGAAAACGAAATATTAAGGATAAAATCAGCGTCGGACGGCAGGTTGCTTGACGTTGTGCAGGATTTCCGGGAACTGAGAAAATCCGGCAAGGATTATGTTTGCGAATGCCCCAAGTGCAGAAGCGCGAAGAAATTCACGGTCAGCCCCGGCAAGAATCTGTTCAAGTGCTTCTCCTGCCAGATTGGCGGAGAGGGTGCCGTGTCGTATCTGATGAATATCGAAGGATACGGTTATACAGATGCGTTGGAATACCTTGCCAAGAAGTTCTGTGTGCTGCTGGACCCCCATCCGGACAAACCGGCTTGGAAACCGGTTCAGAAGATGAAGAAGGGAAGCAAGGCTGCCAAAGGGCTGGATACGGGTTCTTATTGCGCCCGAATGCTGGCCGCCTCGGGACTGACTTTCGAGGATGTGACCGCCAGTGTGTACAAGACCGATGATACGAAATCCGTGTTCCAATGCCGTACTTTCAAACCGGGAACGATTGATGAGCGGGGAATGCTGACGGCCAAGGGGGATGATGTCATCATAGAATATTATGATCTGGACGGCCTTCCTGTCCGTTATGTCCAGAAGGATAACAAGCGCAGGGCGGCCGGGGAGATGAAGGAATACTACCGCATTCGTTGGCAGTTCCCAGAAATGCATTTGGACAAGGATGGGAAGCCTTTCAAATACAAATCACCGCGGGGGTCCGGTACTCCTATATATATTCCGGAAAAGATACGCACCGCCTTCAAGAGCGGTACGAGGATAGACCGCCTGTATATCCAGGAAGGCGAGAAGAAAGCGGAGAAGGCGTGCAAGCATGGCATCCCGTCCATTGCCGTGTCAGGGATACAGAATCTGGGAAATAATGGCTCGCTACCGGAGGATTTCGTCAGGATTGTCACCGGTTGCCAGGTCAGGGAGGTGGCATTTGTTTTTGATTCGGACTGGGATGATATCTCAAGTAATATCAAGATAAACGATCCGGTTGAGAAACGTCCCAGGAACTTTTATTCCGCTGCTAGGAATTTCAAGGAGTATATGCGTAGTCTGAAGAACCGTGACATCTATCTGGAAATATTTGTAGGGCATATCCGCAAAAATGATGCAGGGGACAAGGGGCTTGATGACCTGCTGGCCAATACTCTTTTGGGAAAAGAGGACGAGCTGGCCGCGGATTTTGATTATGCCTGTAATGATAAGAAGGGTTCCGGCCAGTATGTAGAGATGTTTAAAATTACCGGTTTCACTGACCACAGGCTGATGGAGCTTTGGTGTCTTCACTCCCATGAGGCGTTTGCAGAGCGCCACAAGGATCTGCTGAAGAATCTTCCGGAATTCCTTTTCAACCGTTACCGCTGGAAATTCGATGAGGATGGCAAGGTCGTATCGGCTCAGCCCTTTGACGCGGACGAACAGTTCTGGCGTGTGGTCAAGAGGAATGAGGGGAAAGATAACGAAAGATCGGATTATGAGTTTTGTTACGTGAATTCCCAGAACTTTTTACAGAACCGTGGTTTTGGGCGCCTGAGAAGACAGGACAAGAGTTTCTTGTTCATCCATCTGGAACCTCCTTTGGTTAGGTCCTTGGAGGCGAGCGACGTCCGGGACTACCTGTTCCAGTTCGCCAAGCATAATTGCTGCGTGGGAGTGAACGAGATGCTGATCAAGGGGGTGTCGCAGTATGTGGGACCGGACAAGCTATCACTGCTGGAGTACATACAGCCCGATTTCATTAAGCCTTCCCGAGACGGCCAGTATTTCTATTTCGATAAATCGTGCTGGCTGGTCACCCGTGACAGCGTAAAGGAAATGGGCTATGAAAATATCTCACATCATATCTGGGAGGAGCAGAGACGTGACTATCCGGCCAAATATCTGGGAAAACAGCTTGTCACCTTCAGGAAGGACGCTGATACGTATTCCTATGAGCTGACCGAAGACGGACACCGCTGCCATTATCTGCAATTCCTGATCAATGCCAGCAATTTCACATGGAGGAAGAAAAGCGGTGAGGTGACTCCCGAGGAGGAGAACGAGAACCATATCCATCTGCTTTCCAAACTGTGCGCCATCGGGTACATGCTGATGGAAGCGAAGGATTCCAATGTGGCGCGTGCGGTGATCGGTATGGATGGAAAGCAGTCGGAGGTCGGCGAGTCAAACGGGCGTTCCGGAAAATCCCTTATAGGGGAACTCATGAGGAACGTCATGCCTATAGCCTATATTCCCGGAAAGAACTCCGACATCTTCAAAGACCAGTTTGTATGGAATGACGTGATGGAGAAAACCAAGCTGGTGTTTATTGATGATGTGCTTCAGAACTTCAACTTCGAGTTTCTGTTTCCAAACATTACCGGGGATTGGAGTGTTAACTATAAGGGAGGGCGGCGTATCACGCTGTCGTTCTCGCAGTCTCCCAAAATCTATATTGCCACGAACCATGCCATCCGCGGAACCGGCTCCTCTTTCACGGATCGCCAGTGGCTGTTGGCCTTTTCCGATTTTTATAATGAAAGCCACAAACCGGTTGACGATTTCGGAGCGTTGTTCTTTACCGAGTGGGATTTTGACCAGTGGAACCTGTGCTGGAACCTGCTGGCCAACTGTATCCAACTGTATCTGACGTTCGGTGTGGTCCAAGCTCCTGGAGAACGGCTTGAGGAGCGCAAACTGCGGCAGGAGATCGGGGAAACCTTCATTTCCTGGGCTGACGAGTATTTCTCTGCACCGGAGCATATCGGTTGCCGCCTGGTGAAGAAGGAGCTGTTCGACGCCTTGTGCTTGTATGATCCGGCCCAGCGGAAATATAATACCCCTGCCTCATTCAAGAAAAAATTCGTCATGTATTGCAAATGGAAAGGTTTTGTGTTTAACCCCCAGAAATATGACAGCAAGACCGGACTCCCCTATCAGGTCGATAAGGACGGACGTCCTGTCGTGGATGACAAGTCCGGCGGAGTGGAGTATTTCACGGTCGGTACCGGCAAGGAGATCATACAACCGGGAGAAGATCCCTTGGATCCTGATCTTCCGGGAAATTTGAGACTGGACTACTGACATGGCACGAAGTTATCAGGAAATATTGGAAAAGGTAATGCCTCTGGCCGGGCGTGATCCGGGCCGTTTCAAAAGGTTTTATGACCGGGTGACGGAGTTATTGCTCCGGATTCCCGAGGGAGGATCCATCATTGTATCCGAGCACTGCACAGCCCGCTCTTTGGAACTATTCATGGATGTGGCCGAAATGTGTATCATAGAGGAGCTGTTCCACAAGAGCATTAATGACGCATTGCTGGAGTTTTCTGATGACAGGAGTGAGATCCGGCGTTGTCCGGCCTGGCGGCCTGCGGTCCCTTACAGGCATTTCTACTCGGATAGAAATGTATGATATATCCCAATTTATATCATTGTAAAGTTAGTGATTTTTAGTGAGATATGCAAATAAAAAGGAAGCAATATGCTGAAAAAAGAGAATAAAATTTTTGTGGCGGTATGTCCTGATGTCCGGACACGCAGACAGATGATTTCAAGGCTTGCGGTCAGGCTGGGCTTTGCCCTGATACCTAGTGATGCGGCCAAGCTGATACAGGAGGATCTTTATTCCTGTGACCTGTCCACGGCTTATTTCGTGATGTGCGCCCAGTATAACTTCAGGAACTCCCCTGTGACCAACCAGAGGCTCTATGAAATGGCTGCCAGAGGCTTGTGTGTTATTGTGGGCGTGCGGTCGCTCCCCCGGGAATACGAATTCATAACGCAGGCATTTTATCCTGAAGACATATAGTTTAAAAGTCCGGTTTTCCGGACTTTTTTGTTTCCCCTCATACCCCTTTTTCCCCAGAAAAAACATTTTGGACAATCGTGCGATCTGTTCGAAAACGGGCGGCCTATATATTCTTTTTTTTATTTTTTAACTTTTAAGAAATATACCCTTATAAAAAATGAAGAAATTTTCGTGCAATCGTGCAACTGCGTTTTTTTTGATTATAATATATTGATATATAAATATTTATGTCTGCACGATTTTTGCACGATTCCGTTCGATTTGTCCAAAAACGTATTTTATGGCTTTTTGTGCGTGGTTTTACATTTCGTACGAAAATCGTGCGCGAATTGTGCAGTATACAATATATTGATATTCAATATATTACAATAATGTTAATCATCAGATCGTACGGTTGCACGAAAATCCCCCCTTTGTTTTTCAAGGGGTGTTGCAACGGCCTTCATGATTCTTTTGGAAGCCGGTCCATCTTTAGCCGGTTGTTCTTTGACTATCTCAATTTAAATCATTACTTTTGTATAAACACATAAGTATATGATTACCACGAAGATAACGATAGAAAATTATTTAGCCGAATATCTAATAGGCAAGTATGGAACCCCGGACAGCAAGGTAGTCCGCCTGCCTTCAGATCTTGATTTGTACCATTTCGTCTATGATCTTTTGCAGAAACGTCCTGCCGGATGCCCTGTGGATAGCGGAAATCTGGAGCTTGTATTGCCGGAGCGCCGAGAAGCACACCTTCCGGGTGGCAAACCTTTGGCTACCTATAATTATATAGGCGAGAGAGGAGCCAAAATACTTTCCAGGAAGATAAACACAATGATGCGTGCGGAGCTTCATGACCTGTTTGATGAAAACAAACATGTCTATGGTATAGACTACATCAATTCGGCCTGGTACTTTCTCCGGAAGTATTGCATTGAGAGTCTGAGCGTGGAAGCACTTCTGAAAGATTACCAGCGCTGGCGGCGGAAGATGCGCCGTAAAACCTCCGTTCGGGAATATAAACACAGATAATTTTATGTGACGTAGCGTGTCTTTTTGTCCTTTCCATGTCCTTTTTGGAGGTGTTTTTATGTGGAAAAACGGTCTTTTCATGACCGGGTGTGATGACCGCTTCTCCGTGTCCTTGTTCATGGATGGATCTGTTCTTTATTTTGCAGGAAAAAAGAACGGATGAATCGTATTCAGTTAATATTCAATGAAAAATGGGCCATGGCTAGAGAGGATTATTACAATCTGGTCTCACTGATCCTTCCTTCAATACATTCCGGCAATTTTAAGGAGGTAGAGGCATTTTTTGAAAAAGATACCGTGACCGCATACGCATCGGATCTGAATTTTGTGGGGCGGTGGAATTTGGAAGACAGCGGTCTTCCTTCCGATTCGGTTGCCGTTATTGTGCTGGAAGGGACGCTCTATGCCTGGGAGACGTTCCGCCTTCAGGAATATATTGCACAGGCGGCAGCTAATGACCGTATTGCAGGCATCATTTTGTGGATAAATGGACCGGGGGGAATGATTACCGGTCTGGACAATGCGTCAAAAATGATATCCGAATGTCCCAAACCCGTAGTCGCTTACATTGCCGGAGCTTGTGCTTCCGCACATTTTTGGCTGGCATCAGCCGCAGACAAGCGCTTTCTTGGCTCGTTGATGTGCGAGGTGGGTAGTATCGGTGTTGTGGGTACCTATTATAATGCCAAGGAGGCCTTGAAAAAAGAAGGAATCGATTATCGGGAGATTTACCCGGATTCGGCCGACTTGAAAAACAGGGAACACCGGGAGATTGCGGAAAACAATAACGAGGAACCTTATAAGGAAAAGCTGTCAAAACTGCACATGATGTTCTGCCGGACCGTTTCGGAGAACCTTTCCATCGCTTATGACAAGGACTCCCCCGTGTTCCGCGGGGCGACCTTTATGGGTGATGAAGCGGTCAGGGAAGGACTGGCGGACGGTTATAACACTTTGGAGGGAGCTGCGCGCTGGATTCTGGCGCAGTCCGTCATCAACAAGACAAATCAAATCTTTTAAATTTTTATTTTTATGGGAAAGTATTCTAAAATGTCCACCTTTGCCGGCGCAATCCTTGGATTGCTGGGGCTGAAAGAGTGGAAGAAGGCTGAGGACAAGGATATCCTCGATGCCGATGATGTAGCCAAGCTGAAAGAACTTGGCTTCGATGAGAAGTTCATAACTCCTTTCGGGGAAGCGTTGAAAAATGGTTTTAAGGATGAGGAACAGCAGGCCGGTCCTGTTGAGAACTCGGGAGAGGCGCTGATTCGTGGTCTGCTGGCGCAGAAAGTATCCGAAATGGCTTCCTTGCAGGAGCAGTTGGATGCAATAAGAAAGACAGACGGGGAAAAGACGCAGGCCATCACCCGGAAAGATACCGAAATAGCGGAGCTGAAGCAGAAGATTTCGGTACTGAGCGCATTGCCGGAGCCGGACCATGGTGCGGGTGCCGGTCTGAAACAAAATACGGGTGCCGGTGCCTTCAACCTGGATGATGACAAGCAGCTTGGAGGTATGCAGGGTGAGATGTTCGCGCTGGATCGTCCGTATAACATGCGTGCCCGTGCCGCTCTGCTCGCAAGTCAGGGAATCAATATTCAGGTCCGTGCGGAAAGTTCCGTGGATTACGGTCGTCTGAAGGAGGACCTTGGTGCGTTCTACCGCATCCGCTGGCAGGACCGTTTGCAGTCATTCCTGACCAAGCTCCCCAGTATCGAGAGCATCTTCCCGGTGGAGAGCGGATATCAGGATCTGGCCACTCTGGTCAACATTTGGCTGGGTGAGTTCTCGCAGGCTGACAACACCTCCAGTGATTTCGACAATGTGACCAAAGGTGAATATGAGTTCGACAACGAGACATTGCGTATGTTCAGTGTCATGTTCGCCCATAAGTTCCGTGACCTGAAGCAGCTGGAAAAAACCTGGATCGGCTCTCTCAACAAGGAAGGATCACAGGCGATCAAATGGTCATTCATTGAATACATTCTGGCGGAAACAGCCAAGAAGTTGCATAACGAGCGTGAGCTGCGCCGTATCAATGGCGTGCGCAAGGATCCTGACCTTAACAAGCCGGGACGCGCCATGGAAGCGGCCGACGGGCTGTATGAATGGCTGAGAAAGAAGGTTGACGGTTTCATTGACATTAATAACGGGAAGACCGTTTACCAGATCAAGCCGTTTGTGCTGGGTGAGATCACGGAAGCCAATATCGGTGAGAAACTGTTCCAGGGTACGGGAATGATTCCTGCCGTGTACCGTGACAGCGGGCAGCTGGCCCTGTATCTTCCCAGCTATATGGTAGTATGGTATCACAAGTACAACGAGCTGCACTATGGTGTGAACCAGGATTACAAGGCCAATATGATGTACGTTAAGGAATATCCGGCTGTGAAGCTGATTCCGATTCCGAACGCAGACAATCACCAGCGTATTTTCTGGACGATGGAGGGCAATATCAAATGCTTCGAGCATGTGGCCGGTGAAATGACAAATTTCAGCTTGGAACAACAGGACTGGACGCTTAAGGTATGGTCCTTGTGGAAGGAATCCATCTGGGCGCGTGCGGTAGGTTTCAAATATACGAAAAAAGAGGATATGGACGGCAGCCGCCAGATGATCTTCTGTAACGAGTATGACCGACCTGCATCCTCCTTCATTGACGGGGAGAAGGACAAAAACCCGAACGTAGCCCTGCATACCAGTGTACAGACCGTGGCCAACACCAGCCTGTTCACCATTACGGATATTGAGAACGCCGAAGTGGGTAAGATTGTCACCATCAAGTGTGGCAGCGAGGACAAGGGGGTAAAGATCACCAAATCCGATAAGTTCAGCTTGATCAGTGCCGACTGGATACCGAAGAAAGGGGACACCATACGTCTGATGAAACGTTCTGACGGGAAATTTATCGAAATCGGACGTGATACGGCAGCTTCCGGTGCATTACAGTTCGCCAACGATGCAACCACTCCATCCTTGGCGGGTGCCACGGTGTTCGTAACGGGAACCAATACCAAAGCGACGGCCATCACGAATTTCACAGATGCGGTGGAAGGTGAGGTGTATACCATTCACGGGGCCGGGAATACGAATGCGTCTACTATCGCTAATAGTGGTAATTTTGTCCTGACTGATGCCATGACGCTCAGCGCCGGCAAATTTATCATGCTGACTTATGCAGGTGGCAAATTCTATGAGGTGGCACGTGGTTAAATTTATGGGCGGAGTAATCCGCCCCTGTTATTCATTTTAAATTGTTATAATTATGGCATACGTTAAAAGAGCAGTGAAGCGCCCGGAAGGTAATCCGGGTAAAGGGATCAACCCGCGCGACATGATGAGTATCATTGATGTGGATGATATTCTGGTGTTCCCGGCACGTGACTCGGCCGGTGTGTTGATGACCGAGAACATACAATTGAAGCCTGGATGTTATTCTACCGACATCTATTTCACTCCCGGTACCGTGGAGGTTACAAGCAATACAGACGGAGATCCTGACGCACTTGGTTTCACCCCTACGGTCAAGGGGAACCATCCGGGAAACAAGCAGGCGGTCCGTGAGTTCAAGACCAACTGGCTCGGTCGGAAATGTATCGTGATAATGAGCTACTGTGACGGTCAAGACAAGGATCTGTTCGGTTCCCCCTGCAATCCCATGCAGATGGGAGTCAATTATACCGGTAACAAGGATGCCAACTCCTCTGAATTCACTTTTACCCAAATCAGTAAAGGGGATGACATCGCCATTTATAAGGGTACTGTTCCTTCGGAAGAACCGGTGGCGAGTGTGAGCGCGTCTGCCACTACCATCCCGTTTACGGCGGAAGGGCAATATCAGCTTCAGGGTGGTGAAGCGGAAATAAATAAAGTGACCGGCGGACGGCATGGTGCAGTGATGACCCTGCTGGGTATAGCGTCAGGCGTGGCTCCGACAATTGCTCACGGCGGCCAGTTCCTGCTGCGTGGCGGAGAAACCTTCACCGCTAGTCCGGGCAGCCAGATAACCCTTCAGGCTTTTGAATCCGGTTCCGGTACATGTACATGGATTGAGCAGAGTCGTTATCAGGCATAAGTCATATTCTTATTTTAGTGAGGTTTCATTATTTCAGGAAAGCGGGGCTTCGGTTCCGCTTTTTTTTATTATTCAAATACACGAAAAAGTTTGCTAGTAACAAACTTTTTCGTATATTTGCAGTGTCATAACAAACGCGGGTGACGTCCGCATAAGTTCTTTTAATTATGGAACAATTGTTCAAGGCTATCCAGGAGATAGCAAGACAGAACCCGGAAGGGTTCACGGTTGACCTTACAACCTTAAAAAAGGTCACAAAAGGCATCTCAGTCGCTTATCTTGAAACTCAGGACAGTTTCGGGGAAGATGGTCTGAGAAGAGTTCTTAACCATGCTTTAGAGCACGAAAGGAAAGTCGGCGGATGGCTGAATGAAGAAAACGGACAGTTTTATTTCGACAGCATCCGGATTTTCACAGATCTGGAAGCAGCCAAGCGCTTCGGACGTGAAAACAGGCAGATCGCGATTTTCGACCTGACGCATTTAAGACTTGTCAAATTGTGACGGGAAGGGCTTCGGCCCTTCCTTTTACAGATTAAAAACAAATATTCCGATAATCAATCGTAAATTGATGCAGTATGAAAAATTTGGATTTACTTCCTCTTTCTCCAGAGGTTAAAAAGAGACTTGATGAGTTTGCCAGACAGTATGCACGTATGGCGCATATTGTAATTGAAATTGTTTCCTTCTCCGAAGGCCGTCTGATTGTCCGTGCGGAGCAGAAGGATCTGGTGAATGGACAGTTCCTTTCCAAAAAGGAACTTCACGAGCGTGTCCGGGAAATGTTTAAAGGTGAGATTCCGGAAGACTGGAAACTGACAGTTTCCGCTGTTAATTTTGACCGCAAGGATATTGACGGCATTACTGTCGAATGGGTCAGGAAACGTATGGAAAAATTAGGGCTGAAGGCCAAGCACCTGAGTAATTATACCGGGATTGACAAATGTACGGTATCGTCCATACTTTCCGGAGACAAGGACCTGACCAAATGGCATAAGGTGGCATTGTATTATTTCTTCAAGTATTACGAGGTGGCGCAGTTTTGATCAGATGCGGCAATATAGTATTAACAGTGTTCACCACATCCATGGGGAACTGAAAGAGGAGTTGGACAGATTCAATCATGCGCTGCAAGACATTTCTCAAAAAATAGGTTCACTCAGACTTTCTTATTGAAAGCTGTTTTTATTCGACCTGTCTTTTGCCCGGCAATTGCCGGGCTTTTTCTTTGTATGGTACATTGTAAATTTTATCGTATGAAAGAAAAAATTATTGCTTATCTGAGCGGTCCCCGTCCGTATCGTGAGGGGATTGCTTTGTACGAGGAGTACGGGCTTAATCTGATGCTGAAAGCCACTTTCCGGCGGAATGCCGAAACAGACCTGCTTCGTGCCACCTTGATGGAGGAACTGCGCAAGCTTGCCGGAATTTCGGAAACGGCTTTCAGGACAATGCAACGGAAGGCAGTGGACTCTCCCCACATATCTTCAGCTTCTATAGTGGTGGAAGAGATCAAGGCTGAGAAAACCGCAGTGAATGTTCCTGTCACCCCGGTTGTGGAAAATGTGATCCGTTTCCGTGACCGTTTCCCCTTCCTCAACTCTCCGGATTGTCCGGATGTACTGAAAATACTGGTTGCCGATATGTTCACGGCCTATGACCTTTATCTAAAAACTTTCAGGGAACTGGGGGAACTGCCGGATGACGTTGAGCTGGAACAGGCGTTTGCCATAGCCAAAACAACTGTGGAGAATTACCTGGAGGACCGGAGTATCTGGGAGGAGTTGGAATATTACCGTGACAATCATGCGCTGCTCGGGAAACATCCCCGTATTGCCGTCTATCTAGCTTCTGACGAGCTTTCCAACAAAAGTGATCTTGAGGTGATGAATATCCGTAAGAATGCGGCCAGCAACGTGTCCAAATGGAAGAAGAAGCTTGAAACCGTTGAAGGTGAGGAGGAACGTGCGAAGGCATTGGCGGCAGTGGATAAATGGGAATCTATGAAATCGGCCGCCGAGAAGGAACTGGAAAACAGAAAAAAAAACTGATATTTCGGAAGGGGACGCTGGAGGACGGGATCAATGGGCTACTCCTGAAAATGGAGCGTTTCTCCCACCCTTGTGACCGTGGCGAGTTTGCCCATTTACTGTCTGCAAAAAAATGCGAGTTGGCGTACCTAGAAGAATGTTTGAACAAATTATCTTATGAATGATATTCCCCCTGACAGCCTGGCTCTAACTGGAGAGCAAAAAAATGATGTTCGCCGCATGGCCTCTTTAGGTTATGCGCCGGAGGATATTGCCGCCTATCTTGGCCTTGACGCTTCTGAATGCTTTCTTTTTGTATATGACGCCGGTATTCCAGGAACCACCATTCGAGGGCTGATCCGTGAAGGCGTGCTTGTCTCACGGGCCGCTCCCGAGATAAAGCTGCACGAAGCAGCTGAGGACGGGAATATTGATGCCGTTAAGCTGCTAACGGAGATCCAGGAACGCCGTTTGTTTGAGAATCTGTTAAAAGATATGGATGAATATGAGTGAATTGCCGGTCAGACCTTCAAGAGTGGACTTTGAAAAGGTTGATCTGAATCAGATCCAGCGCATTCTTTCCACCGGAACGCTGGATTCTTTGCGTCCGGAAGAGAGGGAGTATTTCTCTCTAATGGAGATGGTACGTGGTCTGCGTGCCAGGATGCGTTTCACTAACGGCAGGATGGTGACAAAGGCAGGAATAATCAGGCTGCTGAAGTCGGAACCGTACAGCCTGTCCGACTGGATGGCCCGGCAGGTGTATAATGACAGCATCAATTTTTTCTATACCCAAGACAACATCCGTCCGGAGGCGTTTGCTGCCCTGTATGCCGAGCGTGCCGAGAAGTGGGCGGACGCCGCTTTCCTGGCCGGCAAGATCAAGGAGGCAAGGGCCTTGTTGAAACTTGCCGGTGAATACCGCAGATGCTTCAGGAAGGAACAGGCGGAGATACCGGAAGAGCTTCTAAACCAGAAAAAGGTTGATATCTATACGGCCAGCCGTGAGGATCTGGGCGTTCCCGCCATTGATAGAAAGGAACTGGAGGGTTTCATCGACTCGATACCGGAGATACCTATTGCTGTGCGTGATAATCTGAAAGAGGACGCACGGATAAGAAAGTTTGATTTGAAAAAACGTATGATTTATGATATCGAGGAATTTAGCGAGGAAGATAGCGAATGATGAGGATGTGGATGTAAAATTCAGCCATAATGTCCAGATGCTGACCGATTTCGTGGATACGACCATTCTGGTTGTCATAGCCGGGCGTGGTATGTCCAAGAGTACGGTCATACAGTCCAGACGTTCATACAGGTGTATCTGGGAAATGCCCGGTGCGCCTTTAGCTTTTGTCGCCAACACTTATGCCAATCTGAAGGACAACATCATGCCCGCCGTACAGAAGGGATGGGAAATGATGGGGCTGTACGAGGGGGTGCATTATATCCGTGGAAAGGAACCGCCAGCCTCCTGGAAAGCGAAATGCTCCATAATTGTCAATGATTACCGGAACTGCTATTCCTTCTGGAATGGCAGTGTTATTTTTATGGGTTCGCTGGATAACCCTTCACTGCTTGCCGGCAAATCGGTGGTCCATCTGTTTTATGACGAGTCAAAATATGACAAGGACGAGAAGGTGAACCGTGCCATGCCTGTTCTACGTGGCGATTCTCTCACTTACGGGGCATCGCATCTGTTTCTTGGTCTGACGATCACCACTGATATGCCGGATGTCAACGAGGGGGAATATGACTGGTATTTCCGTTATGCACCCAATATGGATCCAGACCGTATAATTCTGATTGTACAGGCGGCTTTTGAACGGAACGGGCTGCTGTTGAAGCAACTGCGCGAGCAGAAGAAAGACAATCCCAGTCACTCCGTGCTGGCGCGTCTGGAAAGGAAAATAGATTATTATGATCGGGCCTTGCGCAAATTGCGCCGCGGACAAACCTTTTTTCTTAACGCATCCTCCCTGGTCAATGTTGATATCCTGACCCCAGAATATATACGAAACTTATATCAAGGTACTCTTGAACTGCATGAGTTCTGCAAGTCGGTGCTGGGTATGCGGCCCGGTCTCCGGCGTGATGTCCGCTTCTATGTATTATTCGGGCAAAGGCATAAGTATTATGACGGGAGTCCTGGAGGGGAGCCGGCGGAAAATAGTCGGGAGTTGCGCTATCTGCGGCATGACGAGCCTTTGGATGGCGGCATGGACTTCGGCAACATGCTTTCATTCGTGATTGGGCAGGAAGACGGAGCGTATTACCGATGCCACAAAAACTTTTTCGAGATACCTCCCGGATGGTTCCGTGAGCTGGCTGACCAGTTCTTGGATTTCTTTGCTTCACATGAATGTAAGGAACTGTCGTTGTATTATGACCGGGCCGGCAATAATTTTGAAAGACAGGGGGAGGATTATGCCAGGAAGATAAAGGATGCCATAGAGAAGGATGCCGATGGCCGGCGGACCGGATGGACCGTCATTCTGATGAGCCGCAGACAGAGTATCATCCCCCAGTCGGAGGAATACGGATTCATGCAGGAGTTGATGAAGGGAGAGAATGGGCAATTGCCCCGATTGCTGGTTGATGCGGTGAATTGCCGTGAAATGGTCAGCAGCGTTGAGAAAGCCCCAGCCGGCATCCGCTATAAGGGTGAAACCAAGGTGGTGTTCAAAATCAAGAAGAGTGAAAAGCTTGCCCCGAAGAAACTTCCCATGTTTTCTACCAATTTCAGTGACGCTTTCAAATACCTGATGATGCGCAGAAACTGGCGTCGCATTGTCCGTATTGCCCGTGGCAATAATGCAAATCCCTATATCCCCGGTTTTGAGGAGTGATTTCTGTCCGTACCAGGCATCCCGCCGTTTTTCTCTGTCATATTTCACGAAAATTGCCCGGGGCAATTGCCCCGGGACTTCTGAGCGGCCCGCACGGAAACAAAAGACATGGTTTTAAAGATTTTGGTTCTATGGTGTTATTTATTGAAAACTAGATATTTATGTGCTCTTACAGCAAAATTCAAGGCTGAAATACGCACATTTTGAATGATAAATACGAAAATAAGGGGAAAATCAGTCATTTTTTGGATGGTTTTTCACTGGATCTTGTGAAATGCCTTGCGGGGGAAGGCGAAAAAGAACCCCCGGCCTGTAAGTAGTTATCTCACCCACATACTTACACAAAGATGCGTCACACCGCACAGCCGGGGGCAAATACCCTCTGCTGCGGTGTGACGCATTTTGTATGTTATGTGAGTGAGATGGCGCAAAGATAATCAAATATTATTGTATGAAAGTGATAGAGATAATAAACTTTAATCGTGAGCTGCTGAAAAAGTTGCAGGAGGCGGGTGTCCGTCTGGAGGATGTCCAGTATGTGGAGTTATATTCGGAATACATGTACCGGACAAGCCAAGGAGAGAAAGTATCTTATGTCGTTGCCGTGCTTTCTGAAAAATATTCGGTCAGCGAGAGAACGATTTATGCCCTGGTTAAGCGGTTTCGGAGTGACTGTAAGACGTTTGCAGTATGAGCGGACCGTTTTATCAGGCGAACTGTGCTGTTTCTCCTATCTTTAGGATGTTTCATTTTTATAAGGAGGAATGGCTATGAACAAGTATTATCAGGTACTGGACAAGATACTTGCCACAGGAAAAACGCAATCAAACAGGAAGGGGAACATACAGTACCTTCTGAATGAGGTTCTGGTACTTACACCAGCGGATCTGTTGGATATCTTTGAGGGGCATAATATTGCCCGTAAGAAGCTCCGTAGCGAGCTCCAGCTGTTCATGCAGGGGGAACGTAACGTGGAGAAGTACCGAGAGGCCGGCATCAATTGGTGGGATTATTGCGGATCCATTCTTGTGAACTCTTATCCCACCTATTTTGAGAAGCTGCCGCCACTCATAGACAAAATCAACAGGGAGAAACGTAACAGTAAGAATTATGTGCTTTTCCTGGGTGAGACCGGTGTGGAAAGCAACCAGACGCCCTGCCTGAGCTTGGTGCAGTTTCAGATTGACAATGGAGAACTGGTGTTGTCCGCATACCAGCGCAGCAGTGATGCAAATCTCGGATTGCCTGCTGACATTTATCATCTGTACCTGATGGCACGGCAGATAGAACTTCCCCTGAAGTCGATCACCCTCTACCTGGGAAATGTACATATTTACGAGAACAATATCCCAGGTACCCGTGCACTGCTTGCCGGTGACGAGACTGTCCGTTTCGAACTGAATGTCTGATCTGCTGCATATGTCGTGCAGTGGGTAACGCTCCTGATCCTGCCTGTTTCTCATAAATTCAGAAGATCTTTGCGGCGTTTTTTTAAATGGAAAGTAACATGAGAAATATGTATCTGTCTGCCCCGCTTCCGTTTGTGGGGCAGAAACGTATGTTTGCCAAAGAATTCATCAAAGTATTGGACCGATTCCCAGACAGTACCGTTTTTGTGGATCTTTTTGGCGGATCGGGGCTGCTGTCCCACATCACCAAACGGGTAAGACCTGATGCTGTTGTGGTATATAATGATTTCGACAACTACCGGCAACGGCTTGACAATATACCGAATACCAATCAGTTGCTGGCAGATTTGCGAAGGATAACAGCGGAACTCCCCAGAAAGAAACGTATAACCGGTGAAGCCCGTGAAAGAATATTGGCTCGTATTGAAAAGGAGGAAAAGGAACATGGCTACGTTGATTATATCACATTGTCGTCATCCCTGTTGTTTTCCATGAAATATGTGCTGAATCTGGATAATATGAGGAAAGAAACGTTTTATAACACTATCCACCGGACTGACTATTCCGATGCGAAGGATTATCTGGAAGGGCTAACAATTGTCAGTGAGGATTATAAGGAAGTGTTCAAACGTTACAAGGATGTTCCGGGGGTGGTTTTCCTGGTTGATCCCCCTTATTTAAGTACAGAAGTCGGAACATATAAAATGTACTGGCATCTGGCTGATTATCTGAATGTCCTGCATGTTCTGAAGGAGCATTCGTTTGTGTATTTTACATCCAATAAATCTTCCATTCTTGAATTATGCAGTTGGATTGGGGATAATCCCTCAATCGGTAATCCTTTTAAGGATTGTGTGAAAGTGGAATTCAATGCCTGTGTGAATTACAGTAGCTGTTATACTGATATAATGCTGTGTAAACAAGGTAAAAAAGATGTTTCGGATTTGGCTGCCTGATATTGAAATCTGTGAACAGGATGTGCATTTATAACAGAAGTCCTGTTATCAGGCCAAGCAAAAGGAATATTAGACTGTTTATTATCAACTTTTTGATCTGATAAAGGTGCATACAAATAAGGCTTACTTCTTTTTGTAACCGCTTGATATCTTCCTGTTCTTTTGTCATGGTTCATATTTTTGATGCATCAGCAAAGGTAATAAAAATCCGCTAGGAAATTCGGGATGTTGAATATTATCCCTATATTTGCGATGCCGAATCTTGATAAAAAACATTTTTGTAAAAATGACTCCTCATTCGATGTGTAACCTGTAGAATCGGGTTCCGGATTTATCACCGGTCGGCGCGCATTGGATGAGGATTCGCCATTTTATATTATGGGCAAAAGTAAACCAAATAAGCCAGTTCCTCCTCCTATTCCGGTAGTAAAGACATCCACTGGAGCAGACCAGATTCCTCTTACCACAAAATAATATAAGTGATAATGAAAAGGATCGCAGTTATACAGGAGCCGGTAGCAAGGAAAGAAAGTGATGCGCTTATCTGCCCGGCTCTTTTCTCATTTAATGCACGTTGTTTGCTGATGCTCTCTTGAAGCATGACCAGCTCATCTGCCAATACATTCTTTTTCTTATCCGCTTTCGGACATTTTTGGAAATATTTTACATATTCCGGTATTCTGAATTCTTCCGGATCTCTTCCTTTAGCATAGAAATCGTGTGGCTTCATGGCTTTTGTGACATATATCAAGGATATGAAAGAGAATGTGAATAAGGCAAGGCATCCATACGTGACAGGAAGATCATTTTGTTTGTCTAAGTTTGAGAGTACGTATCCCATAGAGGCAGCAATAATGGCATAATAGATGCCGAACAGGATATAACAGCGCTCTGTTATGGTCGATTCCACCCGTATATAGTCTTCCAAACGTTTTGCTGCTTCTTGACAATAGAACTCCAGAATTTCTTTATCCAGTACATTTAGTTGTTCGTCATTTAATCGTTCCATGGATGGTTACTTTTTAAGTTGTTACAAAACTAGTAAAAAAATCCATTAGTAAATGTTGGGCTATTGAATATTATCATTATATTTGCAGAGTCAAACATCAAACTTGTTCGTCAAGTACGTAGAGCGCGGTTAATGCTCATATTTTAATGGGCTTTTTTTATGCCTATACAGAACCATTTTCGTAAAGTCACGAAAATGATAATACATATAAAGGATATTGTAGAAGTCGCAACTTGTTGTGCAAAGTCTACGGCTGCCTTTCCCAAAACTTAATTGCTCTACGGAGTGACACGGTTTGATGTTTGACGACACGGGAGATGGCAGCCGTTCTTTTTCTGCCTAAAATGTCAAACATCAAACCGTATGAAACAAACAGTTTCAATTCCTGCTACCGACATAAATGTCGTGAGCAAATCGTCAGTCCTAACTATGTGGCTGAACCGTGAAAATCAATTATTTTCTTCCGTACTTGAAGAATCAGTGTCTAACCGTCAGGTGTGCCTTATGGCTCATGCTTCCTTAGCTTTTTCTGCATTGGTATGTGCCGGTTTTGTGTCGGCTGTTCCTGCATTGCTTTGCCTGGCTTGGTTTGTTCTGTCGTTACATCTTGCTTGGAAAGGAGGTCTGAGATGAAATTTTTTATTGATGAACCCAAAACTTACCTGTCTGTCAACAATAAAGGCAGGGCTATGAACCAGTGGATTTCCACTTTCACTCATGTATTGATTCCTGATGAACTGTCACGTGATGCCTTTATTGAGGCTGTTCGTGCCAAAGCGTCCATGTTGGATGAAGAGTTTCCAAGAACCAAACCGCTTCGTGTGGATGTTTCCAGAAACAATGATATACATATTGAGGTCTATCCCGATAAGAATCCGTATAATACTGTCTTCATAGTTCATATTTATCCAGTACGCGGCGAGTTCCGTTTCTGTGAATCTACAAACCCTAAAATATTGGAAGGAGGCCTGAAATGAAAGAAGAAGGATTTAACCCGAATGCTGTCATAACAGATCAAGTGATAGATGCACTGGCTAATATACAGGATCATGAGCCCGGTTCCTTTCGGGAGCATACGGAGAAATTGACGGATATTCTGTTGGATGACTTTGAGTTGATGGAACCGGACAATTTGAAAAGAAATCTGGATTTGGTGCAATTCTTTCGGTTCTATGCAGGACTGATAGAGAAATTGCATCCACAAAGCAAGTAGTCCTGTCCTTTATCCCATATTGCATTTGTCCCATATTTGCTTGAAAAATAGCGAATATGGGACAAATTAATTTATATACCGCAGTCGAGGAGATGAAAGCGGTGAGCAAAGCTGAAGGGACATTCAGTATCAAATTCCGGAAATACAACCGTCAGAAACAGTCTGGCGGTGATCTGGTGTTTTTGAAAGCGGCCAGGCTTCGTTCCAAGGCTTCTGATGAAAAAATAGAGAATGCCAGTCATAAACTGTTTCTTGTCGATACGGAAACAGGCAACGCATTGAACTGCTGGCAGATTCTGGTAGTGGAATTTAACGGACAGAAAACAGCTTTGTAATATGGAGGTAAGACGTAGCGGAAATTTCGGCTTTGTGGACCCCGGCAATGGATCGCTTTATTCCTTTGACATATCGGGACGTGGCAAGGGATGGGAACCTTCCAGTATCATGCTGAACCATAACCGTAACACCTGTTTCACGAGGAAGATGAGTGTGGCCGGATATGATATCGTTCCGATGGGGGATAACAATGACATGCCCGGAGAGGTCATGCGCCTGCTTGACCGGTTCTATGCCGGCGAGGGTATTCTTGGCAAGATTGCCGGTCTGCAATGGGGGGACGGTCCCCGGTTCTATGAGGATGCAATTGATGATACGGACAACCGTTTCTACAAAAAATGGGTGCTTGCACCTGATATTGAGTCGGACATGTCTTCCTGGGATTATCGGATTTGTATGCACCGTTGTTTGGTTGATCTCACCCACATGCAGGGCTTCTTTATCAAGTTTGTCCGCAACCGTGCGCCCCGTATTGGCGGGCGGGGGAAGCTACTAAGGTTGGAGCATATCCCTTACCAGCGTGCCAGACTGTTGTACCCTCCCCCTGGGAAAAATGATCCGGAAGGCATTGTCGTGGGAGATTTCCCTTTCCCGGATCCTGAATATATGGAGAGGTATCCCATGTTTGATCCGGCAGATCCTTTCCGATATCCGGTGTCGGCCAGATATTACAACATCTATTCCTTCTGTAAGGATTTTGTTAGTACCCCGCGTTTTCTGGGAGCCTTTGACTGGCTGGAGATAGCCGGTACCCTGGCACCATTACTGCATAACTATAATCTGAATTCCAGCGCGCTCAGTCTGCATATAGAATCTCCACAAGGGTATTGGGACAAGGCGGAGGAACGTTTGAAATCCGTATGCCGCAAGCGTGGGGAAACCTATACGGCCAAGATGCTGGAGGATTACAAGGATGAATGCATGGAGAAATTTGCCGGAGGTATTACCGGGATGAAGAATGTGGGGAAATATATGCACACCACCCGGTTCTGGAGCGATGAAGCCAACGATTTTGAGGGATGGAAGGTGACTCCTATTGATAAGAAGGTGAAGGATTACATCGAGGCACAGATTAGAATCAGCAACAAGGCTGACGCTGCTGCCACCTCCGGATTCGGAATTGATCCGGTGCTGGCGAACCTCATTTTGGAAAACAAACTGAGCAGTGGAAGCGAGAAACTGTATTCCATCAAGGTCTACAATGCGTCTGAAACGGCTATTCCGGACATGATACTCTGCAAGCCGGTGCAGGAGTATATCAACGCTAACTGGCCGGGAACAGATATACGTATCGGACTGTACAGGAATGTGGTGAGTCAGGAAGAGAACGTGTCGCCGGGAAACCGTATGAAAGAAAATATATAAGTTATGAAAATGATATTCGACAGAAACGGAGAAGGACGCCAGGAGCTTGTCGCGGCGCTGGGAATGATTTCCGACAGCCTGGACTATTCCAAATGGAAGCCGGTACTGCCTTTGGCCGCACGCCAGCTGACCTGTATTATCGGGGCGGACGTGTTTTCGGAGATAGTTGACCTTTATCGGACTGATGACCTGGATCCAGAGAAAGAGGAACTTGTATTCATGGCGCAGCGTGCCGTGGCATATTTCGCATGGGTGAAGGTTGTCCCCACGTTGGACGCACAGCATGGCGGTAGCGGAAGGCAGAAGAAACTGGGAGAAAATGAAAAGGGGCTGACTGCCCTCCAGGAATACAAGGATGAAATGAACATCCTTAATCTGGCGTATGAATCGGTGGATGCTCTGGTAGGATTCTTGGAGGAGAAGCAGTTTGATTTCTGGGAAAAAAGCCGGGCTAAAAGACAGATGGACGGATTGCTCATCCGTACCAAGGATGAGTTTGACGAGTTCTATCATATCGGCAGCCACCGTCTGTTTCTCATACTGGTTCCCATCCTGCGTGAAATACAGCGTACGGACATTCTGCCTGTTGTCGGGAAGGAGCGGTATGACTGGCTCGTCAGGAGAGATTCAAACGTATGTGACACTCTCTTGGAGGAATGCCAGCGACCCCTGGCGCTGTTGGCCGTCAAGAAAGCGGTTGAACGCCTACCCGTAGAGGTTATTCCGGAAGGTATCGTACAGGTGCAGCAGACCGGGACTATAAAGGAAAAGTTACGGGCAGAGAAAGAGGCGCGGAAAAGTGTGGCGGACAGTCTTCAGGCCGATGCCGACCGGTATCTTCAGGAATTGCAGGATACGGTGGCGGCTTTGGACGCCGCGCCTGAGGAGGTTGATTTCTATGTTTCAGGCCCCACGCTTCAAAGCAAGGGGATAACCTTTTGATTTTTATGCGTGTAATATATTATCAGAACAGACAAGTGAGTGTGCCGGAAACGCTTGAGGAACTGACACCTGCCCAGTATTACCGTTATCTGGAGATCGCCACCATGGCTAACCAGCATATATTGTCGGAACCCAGGATACGTTTGAAAATTCTGTCTCTTTTTCTGGCACTCCCAGTTGATATGGGGCATCTTCCTCCATCCACATGGAAAGAAACGCTGGCACTGTTGTCCCTGACGGATCCGTTCGTTATTCGTGAGGGAAAATCTTTCCGGCTGGACCTGAGTACCGGAATCAACCTCCTTCCGGAATGGAACGGCTTTCACGGACCGGAAGACATGCTCAACGGGGTATCGTTTGACACCTTCTGCAAGTGCATGGCACTGGTAAGACGGATGGGTGATGAGGGTGGCGGCGACAGGGACATGATATTACGGGAGTTCGGAAAAGCTCTTTATACGGGAAGGGAAGGTGCGGAACCGCCAATTCTGCTCTGTCTTCATGCTTATCTGTTTTTTATGAATGTGTTCGCCATCATCCGGGAGGAGCCTTTGGAGATTGACGGTGAAACGGTTGACTTGCGGATTCTTTTCCAAAAAGATGAGAAGCCGGAAGCAGATGACCATACCGGCTGGACGGGCATTGGGATGGATATCGCTGAGAACGGGGCATTCGGGAACTATGCAGAGGTGAGGGCGACACCGTTCTGGGATATCCTTATTTTCCTTTACAGAAAGAAGTTTGAGAAATTACATTCCAAAAGATAGAGCCTATGATCAGTTTGAAAACCTATCGTGAGTATTATGAGGATGTCATGCGGCGTGTACCTGGCATACATTCCGTCAGAGTAGTGAATGTGGACCAGGACATGAGCGACTGTCTGAAAAGTATCAGTTCTGACGAGCTTCCAGTTCTGTTCGTGGTCGTACCGTCCGCACAGGAGACAGGTACGGATCCGGACAATGTGGAGGAGGATAACCTGTGTCTTATATTTCTGATGGACCGTATGGATATGCAGCGCCGTGGTCCGGTTCGGGTGCTGGAAGATACACAGCCCCTTGTCGAGAGCATCAAGAATGTGATGCGTGGTGACAGGAACAGGGGGTGCTGTCTTATGCGTAATCTTGACCGGATGACCACTACCCCGGAAACAGGATTCTATACGGATTACAGCGGTTGGAGTGTGTCGTTTAAACTTGGTACGGAATGAGTGACGGATGGAACCCTGTGAGGGAGGAGTTCTTCAAAAGAACCCTGTCCCGTGACTTCAAGACCATTTATCAACGACAGTTGGATATTGCGGAAAGAGGTATTTACCGGGAAGGAAGACAGCTTAAGGTGAGATTCCGCCCGGATAAAATTGTGCCCGGCCGTACAGGGCATCTGCGTGACCGTCTTGCGGCAGCCGAGTTTCAGATAACGGGGGTGGATCCGATAATGCTGGAAACGGGCTACCCTCTTTATATACGTTTTCTTGACATGCGGGAGAAACGCGATCTCCGTATCTATAACCGTCAGATATGGGGGATAGTGTACAACAACGCATTGCCTGATCTGAGAGCGGGCATGTCCGATTCGCTCCGCAAGGAGATCCGCAACCGGCTGGAGAAGTTGTTTCCCTGGCCGGACGGGAATGACAGTGCGCATCGTCCCGGATACCGTCCTCATTGATATTTTGCCCCGTTGTCCATGGATATGCGGGGCTTCTCATGTTTCTCCCGTCCTTTGCCCCTTCCTTGCCGGTTACTAGTTTTGCTGAAAAGTAACCGTATGAACAAGAAACTGAAAGATGATTATATAAAGTTCACCCTCTCCCTGAATACCAGTGAGGCCCGTGAGGAACTGAACCGTCTAAACGCGTCCTCCCGTGAGCTGCAACGGACGAATGATGGTTTGCGCAATTCGATGACAGAACTGGTAGCCTCCGGCAAGAAAGGCAGCGATGAGTACAAACGTCTGGAGGCAGAGCTGAAATCCAATTCCAAAGCCATATCCGATAATAATGCGAAAGTGAAGATTCTCCGCTCCTCTATGAAGAGCACCGAGAAAACTTATGCGGAACTGGCCAAAGAGGCCCGCGGGCTTCAAAAACAGCTGGACAATACTGTCAAGTCCCTTCATCCGGAAGAATATGCCCGTTTGGAAAAGCAGCTGGAGGAAACACGAGAGGCGATGGCCCGTCTGCGTGGCGGAACCAATGAAACTTCCGGGTCATTCCTGAAACTGGGGAATATGAAAGCTATGGTGGTGGGATTTTTTGCGTCCGCCGGAGCGGCTGCCCTTGATTTTTTCAAAGACGGCATGTCCAAGGCAAAGGAATTTGTCAGGGAAAGTGTGGAGGTGGCCATTCAGGCTGACGGAGTTCTTCATGCATTTGAGAAGTTGGACCGCCCTGATCTTCTTGCAAACCTTCGTACTGCCACTAAGGGAACCTTGTCGGATCTTGAGCTGATGAAAGCAACGGTCAAGGCAAAGGATTTCCGGATCCCGGTTGATGATATGGGAAAATATCTGGCATTCGCCCAGTTGAAGGCGCAGCAGACCGGCCAAAGTGTGGAATATATGACAGACTCTATTGTGACCGGTCTGGGGCGCAAGTCGCTTCTTATACTGGACAATCTGGGACTTTCCGCCGCAGAAATCAATGAGGAGGTTGCCAAAACTGGTGATTTCATGAAAGGGGTGTCCAATATCATAGACCGCCAGCTAACACAATCCGAATTGTATGTATCCGCATCTGACAAGGCTGCTCAGGCTGATGCAAGGTTGGAAAATGCCAAATTGAAACTAGGAAAACGGTTGTCCTGGCTTGGAGATTTATGGATCAGCCTGAAAAACAGAATGGCTGAAACTGTCAATACAACAGTATCCACCGCCAATGAAAAGTTTTATGAACAGAAGGAACGGGTTATAAGCCTTTATTCCGAGTATATGCCGTTGCTGGACCGGTATGATGAGCTGAAGACCAAGACCAGACTATCCTCGGACGAGCAGGCCGAACTTAATTCCATCATCACCAAAATCACGGACAATATTCCCGGAGTGATAACCAAAGTGGGGGAATACGGACAGGCACTGGATATTTCCAGCGGCAAAGCCAGGGAGTTCGTGCGGCAACAGAAGGTACTGTTGGGATATATGAACCGGGAAGCCATCAAGGAAGAGGAGAATAATCTGGAGGAATACAGGAAGAAATACCAGAACGCGCTGAAGGCGCAGCAGGCCGGAGGGGTGTATGTGACTTCTTCCATGAGCAATACCGGATATTCCACCTCCTGGTTCGATAATACTCCGGGCACACTGGCACGTATTGATGATGATGTCAGGAAGTATGGCAACATGATCAAGGGTGCTGAGCTCCGAATCCGGGAACTGCGGGGTGAGAGTCTGGAGAAGTCCCTGGAGGACAACGAGAAGAGGATCAAGATGCGGGATGAGTTCATCAAGATGAACAAGAAACAGCTGGAAACATGGCTTGCAGACGAAAAGAATGCGGGCAGCGAGTACAGGGACATGGCCCGCACCATTCTTTCCGGCAAGACGGATATCCAGGTGGATCCTCAGAAAGCCAATGCGGTTAATGCGCAGAGTGTGAAACTGGAGGACTTGCAGAAGAAACATTTGCAGGAGCGTCAGCGTCAGGAGGAGGAACTGGAATTCCGGATAGCCCAGACCCGCATAGATGCTATGGAGGCCGGGGCTGAAAAGGAACTGGCACAACGGGAACTTGACAACCGCAGAGAGATATCGCTTCTGCGGCGGCAGAAAGAGAACTATATCCAGGCTGTAATCCGGTTTGAGAAAGAAAAGTTCGAGGCCGAGGAGGAGCTGAAAGCGAAGAAGGACAAGCGTTATGTGAAAAAATCCTTTGATTCGTCCTCGGTGTCCGTGGATACGTCGACATTTGACACAATCATCAGCAACACCACCAGACGTCAGAGGAAAGAGGGGTTGCGTGAGCAGGAAAGTTCATGGGACGAATACCTGATCAAATACGGTACTTTCCAGGGAAAAAAGGAGGCGTTGACACGTAAATACAGGGCATTGATGGATAGAGTCTGATGCAGGCAGGATCGCATTTCTGCAAAAGGAGTTTGAGGAAGCTCTGTCGGCCCTGGATGTTGACAAGTTGAAGCAGGAGATCAATTGGGAG